TTTATTATTTTATTTTATATTTTATATTTTATATTTTATATATCTATTTATTCATCAGCATTTAGTAAAAGACAGTGAAAAACATTTGTGAAATATGTACTCCATTGCCTTCATTTAATTCCTGTGGCTCAACTTCATTTTCAAATCTAATTCTACCTATTGAGGTTGAACTATATCCATTGAGTAGGTTAATAACTAAATGTCTTAATATATCAAGTTCATTATTATTATCTTCAGTTAAAATGGCAATCATGACCTCATAGGACTCATATTTCATTCCACCTTCAAGAGATTGTGAACTTTCTTTTATTCTACTATTCCAATCAATGTAATTATTTGACCAATCAACTGAACCATCGTCTTCTGCTGGTATACCTCTATACCATATTCCTCCATTAACAAGAGCATTTATTGAGGGATCACTTGTTATAACTGTATCAAAATCATCTTCAAACATTATTTTTTATATTTTTTAAGTTTTTGAGAAACGAATTTGTTAAGTTCATTACCCATTTCTTCTTTATAGTAATTAGACATTGGCTCAACCTGTTGAGTATATATTGGTTCTATGTAATTCTGAGCTTTTATGGAACCTCTACTTGCGGGTTTTATAAATCTCTCTTTCCTATACCTTACTATTCTTTCTTTTGTACCTTTTTCTAGCCAATTAACAATGGGGTTTCGTGTAGGCCCTACAATTACGGCGGTTGGATCACTTCTATCATTAAATAATTTGAATCCTTCAAACCCTCCAAACTTTTTGGTGAAATTTGGTTTGTATGGAGTCCTTGATCTTACTTCATCTAATAGGAATTGTTTAGCAACCTTAGTATTAAAACGCTTAAGATACTGGTTACCAAATTTTATTCCTAATTGAGGCAAAAATTCAATTACTTCTTTAAAACCTCTTGGCACTATTTTTATAAAATCTTTCATTATGAAAGAGAAGCAGTAATTTTCATGTACTTATTGTGTTCTAGTTCTTCTGGAGCCGATTCTATTTTGTACTCTTTATTGTTATATATTATTTGGCATGTTTTATTAACATTAGCGTCAAACCTTATTATAAAAGTTCTGCTCTCAGTTAAATCAGTATAATGCTCTGCATATTGAGTACTTCCAGAATTCAAGATCGTATCTGATAATGTGTCTTTGTACTTTTCAAATATTGGTACATGTTTTCCTTTTGCAGTAACTGTTCCAACCCTTTTATTTATCGTTATTGGTGTTCTTAAATGCACAATCATTATTAGAAATTTATTTTTCTGAAAGCCTGTATAAGTCGTTGTTTTGCATTATAGTTTTCTCTTACTCCATTTTCAAGATAAGTGTAATCGTCAATATCGTAATTGTCTTTTGTAACACGAAGTATGAACTTTTTAAGATTTAAAGGACATTTACTATCCTCATATCCACTTCTATAGGAAACTGTTAATTTTGAATCGGAAATGGAATTGTTAAGACTTATTTCGAACTTACCATCATCAACATTCTTTAATGTATAACCTATGGTTTGATCATTAGCATAAACTCCATGTATACTTCTTAAATTTCCTTCATATACCGTATATGAAGAACCAGAAAAAGAGTATTCATTTATTGAATTATCAGTTAATGCAATGTCTTTTCCTATCAACATTTCTATATCTTCGGTAGCAGATTGAAAATCTAATGTGATTTTGTCCGGATCACCTTCGTTAATACCTAAACCTAAAGCCGTTCTTGCTTCCTGTAAAGTAACTGGATATGATATTTTATTTGAAGTTTTATTCATAATAGGCTTTATTTTATATATTCATTAAAAAAGGGAGAGAGTTGTATAACTCTACTCCCTTAGTTTGTAAAAAAAATATTTCAAAAACTATGAAACTCAGTATTAGACTGCTGCATTTTCGTAATATGCAACTGCGTATTTATTAATAACACCGGTATCATACATACCGAAAGTTGTAATTCTAACTTTACCACCTTTTGCATCACTTACTGTATCAACAATGGTTCTCTTGTTACCCCACTGAGCAATAACAAGTTCGTTAGCATCAAAGTAAGCTACATTAGGACTGGAAAGATTTGATAATGCGATTGCAGGAGTTCCAGCAATTTTATTATTGTTATCCCATACCATTCCACCTACTGTTACTGTAACTGAAGATGAATCAACTGTACCAATAACCTTATTCTTTAAATAAGAAGCCATTGCGGGTGTAGTAGCAAATTGAGGTGATTTAAGACTGAAATAAGGTACTTCAGCTTGTAAATCTGTAAAATCTTTATTTCCTGTTTTAGTTCCGCCAATAGTGAATGCTCTGCCTGATGCATCTACAACAAAATTTGCAAAAAGTTCAGTTAAAGCTTTGTTATCACAACCAGTTTCCATAGGAAGAAGAAGTTCGTTATATACATCACTTGGAAGTAATGCAAGTTCTTCGTAGGTGAAAGTTTGTGTTAAACCAATTCTATGAGGTTTAATAGATAAAGTAAGCGGACTCATGTTAGCTGAAGAAACGTCTACAGTTTCATTTGGTGAGCTACCGGTTAAGGCAACATGGCTAACTAATACTTTTTCTCCTGCGTCAGGTGCATAAACAGGGGTTCTGATACCTAATTGTTTTGCAATAGCTAAACCATCATTCTGAAGGATGCTAACACCTGGTTCAACAGTTCTAGTTTGAGCAGTTGTATTAGTAGTACTTAAAAGGGGATCAGCATATTGTTCAATTGAAAACTGAGCAATTTGTTGATTTAATAAACTTTTAAACTGTTCGTTAAATTTTTCTTGTCTGGTTTTTTCAACATTGCCAGTTTTAGTAGTAGGTTGTGAAAACTTAACATTTTCTTGAGCTCTGGATTCTACATCACTGAAAACTCTGATGCTTTCAATGACGGAATTTCTTTCTTTAATTTTAGCATCATATTGTGATACTTCATCTGCTGTAAGCTTACGGCCTTCTTCATTAGCCTTTGTTACAATTGCAGAAGCTTCATTAAAAAGAGTTTCTTTTTCTTGTAATAATTCGTCAATTTTTAAATTTTTCATTCTTATATAAGTTATTTTATGAGTTTTAGGTATAATTCCTTGTAATATATATCATCGATTTTTTCTGAACTGTGTATATTTTGTTGCATATATTGTCTATAAGATGCTACAGTTAACTCTGTATTAGGAAAAGCAGGAAAAATAACCGGTGAGACATCTCTTAATTCACTGAAATTGTTAATGATTTTTAAAGGTTTATCATTGTATTTGTCCCATTCAGTAGTTTCTTCATCAATATTTACAGCAAAAGAGTTAGCAGAAATCTCTTTTCTTTTGATATTCTCAATCAAGTCAGAAGCGTAGGTATGTTTTAGACTTAAATTGGCTTCAAAATATAAACCAATTTCATCAATGCCCAATTTAAGTGTATCAACAACAATATCTTCGCCTTTCTTAGTATATCTTCCTATAACATTATTCCAATCATGATTCTTTGTGAAAATAACATCTAAATCTTTCTTCATTACATTGTCAAAGGCGCCAGGTTTTATTATATGGTATACTTCCTCCATTTCACCTTTATCCCAGTTATATCTTATAAGTAAGTTCGAATAAATGTTGAATTTTGCGGCATATCCTTTAACCTTAACTGAGTTTGGATCTCCATTTTCCTGGTCTTCCTCAGTATATATGCTTAATTGAGTATCGTTAAAGGGTAAATAGAACAACTCAAAAGGCAGTTTTTCAATTTCTTTATAATTCATTATGAGTAATTATTTTAATTATATATTCATTGATTTTTTTAAATCTTCAAAGGATGTTTTTAAATCTTCAATTTCGCCTTTAAGACCGTCTATTTCATTTGAAGTTGGGTTAGGTGTTGAAGATGTCTGGTTGGACATAGCTTCTACAGTTTGACCGCCGCCATTGATAATGTGAATGTCTCCTCCTTCATAGGTTGGATAACCTTCTTTACCAGCTATATCATTTGGTGAAAGAACTCCCATTGAAAAGTAAGTTCTATAATTTGCTGCTCTGCCAGCATTATCACTTTGGGCAAATTGACTGAAATTAAATTCTGCACTTAAGCCTGAATCACGTTCTTTCTTAGTGAAGAATTTATATTCTGTTTCTCGTCTAACGATGTCAGATTCTGTTCGAAGTGATGTGGCTTCGAAGAAATTTAACAAAAGTTCAACGTTACTAAATTTAGCACCTGCGGAATCACCTACTAAAATTGTAGGAACACCTTGCGCTACTGCTATTTGGTTAGCATTAAACTTTACAGTATCTAGTATTTGAGCATCTTGAATTGATCCGGTAATATCCAATAATTCAGTATTCCACGGTAATACAAATAATTTTTTGTTTGGGTTGAATCCCATATAGTCTTTTTCAAGTTGATCTTGTTGTTTCTTAATTTCATCTTCCAATCTAACATCTATATTAGTAGTTTTGAGAGCCTTTTGGAGGAATAAGTTGTTTTTATAAAAATTATCAATAGTTTTTGTTCCTTTATAAGATGTTGATAGATTTAGAAATAGGGCATCCAATGGCGATTGACCCCATAAACCATCATTGGTTGAGTTCCTAAAATGATAGATAAACCTGCTGTTAATAATCTGATGATATTTTTTTATTGAACCATCATCTAACATTTCTTCTCGATCAACTAAATACCAAAGTTGATTGTTCCAAGGAGCACAAGCTTTAACTTTTTCAGCACTTATATATTCATAACTTTCAACTCTCCCAATATTATCTCTGTTTAATAAAGCAAAACCATTTCCGTGCCAGAACATGTCCCAAAACATTGCGCTTCTTATCTGTTGGCAATTTTGATAATTGTTTGGTTCATCATGAAGTAAAGTGTATCTATAATCTTCTTTGTACTCTACTTTATTACCTTTTTCATTCTTCTTATAAACTTTTAAGGGTAACGTTGAAAGAATATCTGCTTTCAATTTTATACAGGTATATAAAGATGAAATCAACCCTGCATCATTTAATGAGAATGTATTCGATTGTGAGGATAAGTCATTATATAAAACCTTTGCAGTTGTTGTAACGGCAGTCTGAACTGTATTGGTTTGATGAGTTTTATTCTTAAATATATTTAGCAAATTCATTTTAGGACGTTATTTTTATTATATATCTCTGTTTAGACAATCTTTTTATTGTATTGTGGCATTGCCCAATAGAAATATCCTTGTAGTGCATATAATAGAGCTACAGTAGAGTCGATGCTTTCTTCACTTGATTTACGACTTATCTTTCTTAAAAATCTGTTATCATAATCAAGTTTTGCATTCATAAATTGCCATTTAACAACCGGATTATTCTGAATAATAATTTGTTCTTTATTCATTAAATACTCAAAGTCATCCAGCAACCTATCATAGTTTTCTCTTTTATGGTCAAATGGTTGGGTATTCTTTATTCCTAAGTCTTTATTGATTTGGGAAATAAGCATATAACTCAACTTACTATCATAGCATAGTTCTTGAATCTGAAAGAATTCTTTTATTTCCTTTAGTTTTTTTAGAATTTCATCAGGACTTAAAACAATTTTACCACTTGAAACAGCAGTAGAATAAATGATATGATTTTGCTCTGCCCATTTACCTAAGTTCACCCCATCCCTACGTTGGAATATTGTAGGATTATTTGGCATAAACAAATAAGGTATTATAATAAACTTGTCGGTCTTTGGATGCTTTACTATTACAACTATCGCGGTTAAGTCATAAACAGCAGATAAGTCCATACCTAACCAGGCTTTACAACCTCGCAAATCTTCCATATTTATGGAATATGGTTTACCGTCCTTATCGTAAAACAAGGAATCTATTTGCCTTTCAGTTAACCAAACAGTTTTTTCATCAAGAAATAGATTGAGATTTAATGTCATAAACTCTCTTAGACCAGTCTCACTATGCTTTTTTTCGTTAAATTCTTTTGGTAGAAAGTACTTTAAATAGGGAAAATCAACCATTGAAGGATTACTTTTTATCCATAATGATTCATCTTCATAATTATCCCCTTCATCTAATGTAAACAGTACTGGTAAAAATCGTTCGTTAACTATCTTACCTTTTAAAATTGCTCTAGAATACTTTATTTTTTCATGACAAAATATGGCTTTCTTATTACCGCCACTGGTTGCAAGGATTATTAAAGGATTTTTACGACCACCTAAACCGGATGTAAGAGCATTGTAAATAGTATCGTCCCTATATGTATGTACTTCATCAAGAATTGCACAGGAAGGAGATGAACCGTGCAATACATCTGCTTTATGAACTTTGATTTTTAGATATCCTAAGTTCTGAGAAGACTTCTTAAATTTTATAGTTCTTGAAAAAACTTCTAACTCTTCATTCAAAGGATCTGTATTGTAAACTATTCTTTTTGCAATGTTTAGTAATTGACCTGCTGACTCACCATCCTGTGCTATAAATAAACATTGTGGGTCTATTGCTTCGGAAAGAACTAATGAATAAAGTTGTAGTGCAAAAGCAAATGTTGATTTGCCATTCTTCCTTCCTATCAGAAGAAACATTGTCTGGTACTTTAGTTCCTTTGTTTTCCTATGATAAAAACCATACAGGAACATAATGATAAGACATTGCCAACCGGTTAATGGAAATTGTATTAACTGAGGGTTATCTTCTGACTTACTAATAAGCAAATCGGAAAAGAAACTAAAAACTCTTTCAACTTTTTTAGTACTGTAAGACCAATCATAGTCCTCAGTTGAACACAACTCAATCTGAGATTTCAGTAATTTGATTAACAACTCTGCATCTTCGCCAGCTATTATAGTTTTAGAATCAACTCCATTTATATAATTATACGCCTTGTCCCAACAACTTTTTATGTACTGTTCCGAAGTCATTAACGTTCTATCATATTTTTCATTTTAGTGATTCGAGGGAGATTTAATTTTGAGTAAATGGAATATATTACTTTAGGTTTTCTTGATATCTCAATGCTTTGAGTGATTTAAGAATGAAAAGTAATGCTATACTAAAACCTGTTACTCATCATTTTCGTCTTGCTCTTCTCTCATCTTTTGATACTTGGTTTTTTCAATAGTTTTAGCTTCTTCTAACTTAAGCTTAACTCTTTCCTGTGGTGTAATTCCAAGTTTGGTATAAATGTCATTGATCTTCTGTACACATTGTAAATAGAAGATCACATCCTCCTTTTTAGTCTTACCAATAAATGGAGTATTTGTTTTGTAAGCTTTTTTACACTTATTTGCAAGATCTTGCACACTTATAAGCTCTTGGATAATGGCTTTATCATAATCTTGATAATTCTTTTTATCACCCAAGTATTTAATAATTGAACTCTTGATACCTCTCATAATAATTTGTTTATTTTATATATTCATGGAGATACTGAAATGTCCAGAAATTTCAGGGTGTTACACAAGTTATTAACGGATGATATAGGAGACTAACAAGATATTTTCTACCACCTACCCCGGTTTGTATGAATGTATTATCAATTAATATTTGTAGACATTAGGTCTCCACACATGGTTGAGATCACTTTCCTTATGCGCTTCAGTACTACGATTTGCAGTAATAGTGGAATGACATTTCTTACATAGACTTTGAAGGTTCGACATGTCTAACGCTTTATGTGGTGCTATAGCAATGTCAACTATATGGTGAACTTCGGTTGCGTACTCATCACAACCTGGGTTCTCACAATAAGGAGAGTAATAAAGCTTAGTCTTACTAGTCTTTTTCCATATAGGTAATTTATAAAAGTCTTGTCTCTCATTCCTTGTCTGAAACATATATAGGTTTTATTCTATATATCTAATAAGCAAATGCCTAAGTACTGTACTTCCTTAGGCATCCTTGAATACAAACAATATTGAATTGTTTACTTATATATTCATTAAAAAAGAATGAACGAAATGATTGAGATGAGTGAGATGAGGCCGAACGTTCTTCAAAATTTAAGAAGAGTTTAAAGTTTATTTGAATATCAATGAAAATAAACTTTAAGCTCAAGTTTATTTATATATAGAATATAAATATAGGCAGTGAAGTAGTAGATTTGATAATACCTGTATGCTCTAAAATTATTTAAAATGTCACCGTTTTTATTTAAAATGTCACTAAAATTATTTAAAATGTCACCGTTTTTATTTAAAATGTCACTAAAATTATTTAAAATGTCACCGTTTTTAGTACCTAGTTTTCTTACTTTTATCCAGTTTTATGATAATATCTTTGTTTCGAATTTCAAAATCTATTATAAATTTTGAATTATCATCATACTTCCATTCTTTCATAATAGTTAATGTATCAATAAGAAGGTTTTTGTACATTGGCGAATTGGTCTTATAATCTTCAAATAATTCATTTAACAATTTCTTAATAGTAAGAACATAATCTCTCTTTAAATCCACTTTATACAACTTAAGTATATATAGAAAGATCAATAATTCTCGTTTGGTTAGTTTACTTTGAATAACTATTTGAAGAGTGTCGTACTTAATCTTCATATAATCAATACATTTAATTTTATCATAATTTGTCATATCCAATACATATTGTGAGTACCTTTCAGCCAAGTAATTAGCATCTTTGTTTAGTCTATCTTTATGTTTATGGTAGTAATTTATCCTAATATATTCCTTAAGTAATTCATCGTTGCTGAAAGCTCCTAACATACGAATGATCTGGTTCCTTGTGAGGTGTTTCCATTCATCACTCATTCTCATATCTATCTTTACATATTTTATCATGATTAAAATAGATTTGAGTTTTTAATAGGATTCATCATATCATCGGTTAAATTTACTACTTGGTCTATTGTAAGAGTTTTAACTTTTTTTGATGATAAAGAAGTGTCCTTTTTCTTAGTGGTAGTTTTCTTTTTAGTTGAGTTATCATTATCTTCATTTATCATGCTAATGATTTCTTCGTTTTTATCACTTAAGCATTCATTGTACTTTCCGCCGTTGTTCCAATTGATATTAAAAGAAGTTATGACACCCGGTCTATTACTATCATTAACGTAACGAGCTTTAATCAACTCCCAAGCTATATTATTGTTGGTACGCAAATGTTCGCTATGGATGATGGACACAATAAAATCAAATGTATGTAACATAGCAGCAGACTCAGCAATATCATCCATTCCAAGCCTTATTTTTGTTAAACCTGGTCTATTTACTTGAGCTGCTGTAATAATAGCCCAATCATAAGATTTGGAGTACCTTGCAAAAGCCTGAGATATATCCTTTCCTTTAAGATACATTTGTTCTTCATTCGAATCCAATAAAGACATATAGTCGATTATGATAGCATCGAACTTAAAATTGCCTTCATTTTCTTTTTCTAAAATTTCATTAACAAGTTTTGAATGGTCATAAGTATTATAGCTATCTGAGAACACTTCAGGAAACCTAAGGCCTTGACAGTTGATTTCCCATAATTTCTGTATTTCCTTAGGGTCATAAAGAGTTTTTACTTTATCTTGAGGCAAATTGAAAAGTTGGGAAAGTATTCTTATTCGTATATCCTGTCTTTCAACCTCAAATGAAAGGTAGGCAACCTTGTACCCATTTCGTGTTAAAGAAGCAGCAAGATTTATAAGAGAGTATGTTTTACCGGAATTTGTTTTTCCTATATAACATGTGGTTCTTTTTTTACGTATTATTTGCCAGTCATCAAAGAATTTATATCCACATTTCAAAGGAGTTGCATCATCAGGAAGAATAGGAGAAAGTAGACTATCCCATTTGTTTTCAGACAGTACTACTTCTTTAGTTATTGATTTCTTTAATTTATTATTGAACTTTTCAAGGTTTTCATAAGTTAGGTTATCATTTAATAACTTAAAATCTGTAATACCACTAAGTAATTTGTTCTCAATTTCCCTGTAAAGTAACCTTGTTCTAAATTTTTCTTCCAACCACGTTGTATCTACTTTCTCCAGTTCATTACTGTTCATTATGTTATCAACAATATCATCAGATATTTGAAGGTTGTTCTCTTTAACAAGACTTTTAACCTGTAAGCCGGTTAAATTATTCCAAGAAGAAGGATTCTTCTTTATTAGTTCATATATCACATATACAGCAGTTCCCTTGTCAAAGAAGAAAGGTTCAACTTTCTCAATCAGTTTGGGGTCGCTTATGATTTTATGAAATAGCGGTATAGTAACAATTTCTATATTTTTTGTATTCATTTCATATTATTTATTTTAACTTACACAATACACTACAATTGATGCAAACCTATCTGCATATATTGATTTTGAAATATCATCATTACATTTTGCCAGTTCTTTATCTAAATCGTAATAATTTCTTCTTTTTAGCATTTCTTCAAATTCATTTCGAAAATTTTCATTTGTGGCGTAGGTATAAAATAAATCATACATATCTTCCCACTTAATTTGTGAATTACATACTGTTTCTTTTTTCATGGTTCATTTGATTATTTTAGTTTTCATAAAAAAACCTTGAGTGAGAATGTGGTGGCATCCTCAAACAAGGTCGTTTTGGTTTTTATTAACCGATATCTTACATTACTTTATTCCACCAAATAAAATAATTCCATATTTCTATATTATATATATCTACTTACTAAAAGTTTTACTTACCCTTTTCCATAAATTCTTTCATTCCGAATAAATCCGCACCTTCCATTGTTAAGGTGATTTCAGTATCTTTGAAATCACCAAGAACATCCTTTTTCAATTCAAAGTACTGGTAACGCCAGTATGCCCATTTAAAGATTGAGAAAATTGCGATGGCCGCAAGGCCGATAATAGTTATTGTTGTCATGTTATTCAATTATTTTAATTTCATCATCCATACCCATTTCTAAATCCATATTAAGGTCAATCCCTATAAAGGATGTTGATGGGTCGATGTAATTCCAGCATCCATTTAATAATTCATCTAACCCAAATTCATCTGCATTAAGTTTGTTAATTATTACTCTTAGGATTTTAGTTTTTACAATTGGAGTCAAGTCACTATTATCTATTAATGACATGATCCCATTACTTAAAGATTCTTCTTTAAACTTTAGTACCTGTTGTTCCATTTCTTCTGGTACTACTACTTTCTTCTTTGCTTTCATATTATATGATTATTTTACTTAATACGATAAAGCCCCGATACGTCTGAAATATCGAGGCTAAGCAGAAAAAAACTACAGTAGTAGTGTATCTTTTATGTTTTGAATGCTTAAGTCTTTATAGTATTCAGACTACTCTTAAACTTAATCGTATATAGTATATATCATCGCATTTTTTGAAAAAAGTGCATTTTTTGTAAAAAGAGGTGAGAATGGAACAAATAGTCTCTCACCTCTTACATTTTGTAAAATAGTCATCAACTGTAATACCACCTATATTATATATCCTTAAGGCATTAAAGTTTTCAAACTACAGCTTATGTGAAATAGGTATAAATTGCATAAACCGCTGTAAATAAGTGTATTAACGTTTTTCTCAGTCAAAGCCAATTGTTAGTTTTAATCTGTCAATCAATTAGTTATAAACTTAAAACTTAACAAAATGGCAAAATTTAAATCAATTCCCGAATGGTTAAAAACCAATCCTAGTGAAGAAGAAAAGAATAGAGTATTACTTCTTATCCAAAGAGGTGAAACCAACAAAACCAGGAGAGAACTCTACCAGTTAGAAGGATATCTCCGGAAGTTACAGGCAACTGTTAATAGCCTTTCAAAACTCAACATTCCAGTTTCACAGGATCTCAAAGAACCGATCATCGAGACAAAGAAGAAGATTGAGGAACTTAAGAAGGACCTTCCAGAAGTAGTTAAAAGAGAGAAAAAGGAGAAAAAGGAAGAAGTCCCGCAAACTCAGGAATAAATTACTTCTCAATGTTTACAAGGGCTGGAGAAATTCAGCCCTATTTTTTTGCTCAAAAATTTGGCAGTCTCAGAAATTATTACTATATTCTTTCATCCTGTAAAAATAGAATGAACAAAAAATTAACGCAAAAAAAGCGCAGGAAATACTATTGTCTATTATTAACTAAAAACAAATATATTATGAAAACAAGAAAAATTGACAAACAACTGGAACCGAAAATTGATGAAGAAAAATTCGTCAACGTAAAAAAGGAGTTTCTTGAAAATGCAAAAGAATTATTGGATTCAATTAAAGAAACCGCTCTCAATATGTCACGAGATATGAAAAAAGAAGAAATAACTGATTTAGCTTTCAATCTTGTTGATATGGGATACCAATATAAAGTAATGGAAAAGAAATTCAGAGAAGATTTGATGAACATAGTTAAAACAAATATCTAAAAACAAATATATTATGAAAACAAAAGAGTCAACAAAAAAGCGAATTAAAGAACTTCAAGTTAATATTTATGAATTCTATGCCAGTTGTGCAGAATTTTTTACCGATGCAGAAACCTATAAAGATGTAAAAGATGATAACAAATTACTTGAGTATCTTAGTAATTATAAGAATATCAAAGAAATAGTTAAAATGGAAGAAATAAAAAATAGTGAAATTGACCTTGAGTTTATTAATAAGTATATCCAAAGCGAATATGATTTTATCAAATATAAAAATGGATGTTACTACTTTATAGATAGTGATTTATTTGCGGAACGTTACGACGAATACAATCAAATTAACCATTCTGAATTATTGGAAAGCTATTACGAAGAAATAAAAATAAGACAAGAATACCTAGATTAATAACTAAAAACAAATATATTATGAGTATGGATTATTTTTTAAACAGAAGAAAGCCTTTAATGGAAGATGTTAGATGCATATTTAAAGGATGGGAGTTGGAAACATATAAAGAAGATGACGACCCAATTTTTAAGAATTACCGGTATTTCGAAAAAGCGTATTCTACCAAAGACGGTGGCGAACACGCTATCTATTTTACCTCAAAAATAATTAGAGGTAAAGAAAGACTTACGTGTTTCTGGGCTTGGGGTGCAAATATGGCATATGCCGCAATGTTTGATCACGTTCTCGAGAATTATGGGTATACGTCACATATGTAATAACTAAAAACAATATATTATGATAACAAACAAACACACAAATTTTCCTGAATTGGAACAAGGTTTTCCTGAATTGGGAATAGCAGCAAAAATGTTCTATGATTGTAGATTACAACAAGCAGGAACTATTTATTCAAATGAAGCATTAAAATTCCTTGATAAACATATAATGGAATTTGTTAGCAATGAAGATTCAACCGGTGACCCGAGACTTGACGCCGATTTAAGAGTAGCTTTAATTCTTACTATTGGGGCTTATGTAGGTGAGCATATTATTCATAACTTTGGTGGTGAGTGGTATACCGATAAGAAAACTTTTTACATTGTGAAATTAAAATCAATCACTGCCTATCCTGTTGAGAAAGTTCAAAAACGAATTGAACTTGGAATAGAAGATTCTCTTCTATGGTTTGTTAAGTTTATCGGCAGTATGGAAAGTGATTCTATTGATAAAATAATAGATGCCTAATATGAACTTTAATCCTCATTTACACAACGTTCTTGAGTCTTACTTTAGGAACAAATCAATTGATGAAATAAAACTTCACTTACGCTTAATAAACATTATTTTGCAAAGTGATATTCAACCATCAATTAATGAAGACCATAGTGAGAAGGAGAGTTATCGAGATGCAATTATTCTTGGAACGATGAATAACATTTCATCTCATCACCAAGAAGAAATTTTAATCGAATACCTTTCTTTATTAAGTGAACATTATGACTTTGTAAATAAATACAAGGTAGAATGAAAATTACCCTCGAAGCGCTCTCGATTACTTGAGAACGCTTTTTTTGTTTAGGTTATATTAACTTATATACCTCACTTACAGAACTCAGGATGCACCTTTTTGGTTCTTTCATTCCGAAAGCGAATAATTCAACAATCATAACCTGATCATTTCCATGTGTTCCCTCAATATGTTCACCTTCATATTGAGTCAATGTAACCTTATCGACCCATTTTTCAATATACTTTCGACTACGTAGGGTAGAGTGCATCATTTTTCGTATTTCTCCAGAATCCATCTCTTTGGTCAAATTAGATTGAGCAATTATCATATCCTCTTTCTCTAAAACTTCATTCTCCCATTCTTTAACATCGTCTTTAATTTTCTTTAACATCTTCTTATAAGCATCTTCTGCAAGTTCACCGTCAGTAAAAGCCAAGACAACTCTTTTTCTTCTGCCTTCTGCTTTTTGAATTTCATTTTTCAAGAAACTAATCTCTTTATTTACTTCCTCAACATTGACCATGTTAAATTTTTCTGATTTATAAGCCTCTAATGATTCTCCCATTGAGATCAACATTTCCCATAAATATTTATCAAGTACCTGGGCTTTGAACTGTCCGTTAGTACATTTTACGCCCAAATCCTTTCTTCCACTACAGAAATAATAGGATTGGCTCGTATCGGTTCTGCTCAAATAGGCTAAACCGCATTTACCACATTTAATCTTTCCTTTAAATAAGTACTCATATTTGGTATTGTTGATGTAGCCAATCTTATTTT